GGTTTGTTCTTCTACAACTTCTGGTTGTTCCTCTGTGGAGTCCTCTGGTGCAGATAACATACCTTCAATAGCTGAAGCTGCATCTGTTACTGTTAGATTTCCACTTTCCGTTGTATCGGAAGTCATGGTGTCATCACTCATTTTATTTCCTTATGCCATCTCGGTGTGGCTTTCCCATACAGACTAAATGTCTATATTATTTTCCATGCTTTGTCTTTAATCTCATCATCTTTTGCGATAGATTCAAAACGAGCCATGAGTTCGTTGATAGTTCTGATTCTGACATAAGCTGCTTCTCTTACGCTTGGTTCATCATCATCAGAGTTAATAATCAAATCCATTAATTCTTTTTTCATTGCTTCTACTTCGTCTAGTAATTCCTGACTTTGTAGTAAGTTTCTAAATGCTTCTGATTTGTTCATAGTTTAGGTGTTGCTAAATTTTGTATCTTCTCTAAAGAGTTTATAATTTCTTTTGTTTTATTCATGTCATTTTTTGCTGAATCGTTATTTGATTTTTGTGCTAATTCCATTTCTTTTAATGCCATTTCTTTTTCAAATTGTATTTCTCTTTGTTGCAGTTCTAACATTTCTTTTTGCACTTTAAGTTCTAGCTCTTGTTTTTCTATTTCAAGTTTAGCCATATCTGATTGCATCTTCATTTGTGCTTTTTCTTTTTCTACTTGTGCAAGTATTTTAGCTGCTTCAGTATTAGGGTCAGATTGTGGTTGTTGTGCTTGTTGTTGTGCAAGTTGGTCTGACTGTTCTTGTGTGATGTCTTTAATAAATCCAGACTCATCTTTAAATCCTGCCATGTTTACAAATTTAGCAAGTGTGTCTCTATATTGTTTTAGAGTAACCAATGGATTAGATAGTCCATATTCTTTTAACATTTGCTCTTGTTTATCCAAGACCATTTGCATTACACCTAATTGTTCTGTTTTACTTCCTGTTCCTAATCCAACATTAACTGTGACATTGTATTGTGTGTCCCACTCTCTAGGATTCATAGGAACAAATTTGTTGTTTACTTTAATAATTCTTTCTTTGTCTTGGTACTTACAAAGTAAATGCAAAATACCTTTCATGAGAGAACTAACTCCAGTGTCAGCAAAGATACGAGCTATTAATTCAATCTTACCACCTGCTGCACTACTCATTGCTGCGACTGCTGTAGCTGTTACATTCTGAAGGATATTTGGGTCTATGCCTTGTGATGCTTCTGATACACCACTTCGTTTTGCTTGAATACCATCTAGGTATTCCAACATAGGGAATGATTGTCCAGCACTAGATTGTACTGATAACGGCACTAATGCATTTGGATTCTTAATACGAATAACTCCACCTGCTGTAGATGTAAGTAAGTCATCAAGATTAACCTGACCTTCTACTGCACCCACTCTATAATTGTTTGTAAGATATAGGTTATCTAACATCTGTCTAGTAATTGTAGATTTAATAAGTTGTAAATCTACTGCTCTATCTGCTAATGACTGACCAAAAAATTTGTGTGGGATTGGTAGTGGGCAAACACTATGAAAAGGTATGTAATCACATTCCTCACTCATTAATATTTTATTACTTGCATAACAAACTCTGTGCAGCTCTGCTACTCCATCACCATCAAGGTCTGTTCTAACATAACATTCGTAGTATTCAACCAACTCCATTGACTCATCATTAGAGTCATTAGTATTAAAAGGTTGCTCACCTGCACCATATCTTGCTACCCTTTCTGGAGTAAAGTCTAAAGTATCACCAGTTTGCAATGTTTGCACAACTTCTGGGTCATATCCCATTGCTACTAAATCTGAACGAGTCACTAAACTTCTTTGTGCAACAAAATTAGATTCTTCAATTGTCACAGCTCTTTTATCAATTAAAAATTCTTCTGGTGCTACATTCTCTATTTTTATTTTAGAGTAATCTTTTGTGCGTTTGCATTTTACATTGTAATAAACATTAATGATTGGAGGTGTCTCCATCATCATTGGTATACCCATCTCATCCATCATAGGTTGACCCATTTGGTCTACTGCTGGTTGTGGGTCTTGTTCTATAACTTCTTCATATTCTTCTTGCTCAACGATTTCTACTTCCTCGTCTTGCATAATCATGGTTAGCTCATCTTCAGTAAGCATCTCATATTTTTCTTTTGTTGTATCTTTTTTGTCATCCCAATATGCTTTTACTACTCCTACTTTTTGGCACAGTGCATCCCAGAACCAAGAGTTCATAACCTCAAAGCCGTTGTTGTCTTTATAGAATACATGGTTAGCCATCATAGTTGCTTGTTCAGCTAGTTCAGAATCACCCTCATTTACTGGCTCAAATACTACAGCGTTATTACTTTGGGTAAACACCTTCATAATTTGCGGCAATGCCCCATCTACCACCTCTGCCACTTCACCAGTGACTATTTGGCTACGACCTTCAACCTCATTGCCATAAGGTTCTCTCATGTAATACTCTAGTGCTGTCTGTCTTTCTTGCGAGGTTTCAGTTTCAATAAACCCTAAACTGTCATCAATATGTGACTCAACAATATTTAACATTTCTCTATTGTCGTCAGAATTAGCGTTCATTTTTTTCTTATCGTATGCCATTTATACTATCCATGATTTGTTAATCTCTAATGGTTTATCCCATCCATCATCTGTTTCATTTAATCCTACAGCTAAATATCTAAAAGAGTCGGCAGCGTGGCTTGTGAAATCATGCACAGGTTTATCAAAGAAAACATCTCGTTTTTCATCATATTGCCTACGATAGTTTCTTAATAAATCTACTGCATCTTTTACTTTTGTATTGAACCAACATCTAGGTAGTATTCTTCTAACAGCTTGTATGCCATCATCTACACCTAGCTTTGCTACAACCCTACAATTTAACCTAGCTTCTTGTAATACTTCTAATCTGGATTTACCTGTGCCTAGTTCTCTAACTTGTATATCATGAGGGAGTAGCTGTTCTGCTGTATCGTATCGGTTATCTCTCAACCAATTAATATAATAATCTAATCCCTGACCATGATTCTCTAAAAAGTCTATGATATGTATTTCTTGTCCAACTACTTGCGCTACAAATATTGCAGTGCTATCACCCATACCTAAATCCCAAGATACGAATGTTTTGCATATATCATCACGCAACACACTATCACTTATTTGACCTTTAAATTCTAGGTCATTAATTAATGTTCCGTAGTAAGCACCCTCTACTGGAGTATGAAAATTAACCTCAAACTCTTGAGAGTATTTGTCATCACCCATTTCTTTTTTAGCTGCATCAAGTTCTTCTTGGTCTACTAATCCTGTTTCACTAGCTTTAAACTCTAGTAAGTTCCAACCATCTTCACCAGACATTGCTTTATCTCGCAGCGTTGCAAAATGGTTTCTACCTTTTGGTGTGCCTATAAACATTACAAAACCTTTTCTATCTGCTATAGCTGGTCTTATAATCTCACTAAATAAACTTGGATTAATTTGTGCGTACTCATCAATAACTACCCCATCAAGATATATTCCACGAAGTGCATCAATACTATCAGCACCATACAAACTTATTCTGCGACCCATGAAATCTGACCTTAACTCTGCAATATTGTTTACAGCTTTTAATGGTCTAGTAAATTCTGTTAGCATATCCCATGCAATTCTTTTTGCCTGTGAATATGTCGGAGATATTAAAGCGAATCTAGGATTCTTTAGTTTGCAATTCAATGCACTATGTATTAATTGATTTATAGCACCAACAGTCTTACCCATTCTTCTATGTGCTACAACAACTGTAAATCTGTTATTTCTAACAGACTTATGTATTTGTCTTTGTGGTTCTCTGGGTATATAACCTGTGTTAATCGTTGTCATCTATTCCAGTAACAACTTTAATCATTAATGGTTCTTCACTGTCTCCAGATATTTTAGTATCGGTTTGGACTTTACCATCACTTCTGTCTAGCACTTCCTTGATAGCATGGACATCACCATCTTCTGCTTTTGTTAATAAAGCATCTACTACTTTGTTAGCTCTCTTTGCTTCATCTTGTATTAACTTGCGTTTAAGTGTATCTCCAAGTAATCTATTGATTTTGCTAGAGTTTGTATTTCCTTTGTTTACTTCAGAACTGCGTTTAGCAGCTAACTGTTTTCTTTCTTCTATATCCATTGTTATGCAACTCCGTTATGGGTCATTGCTCCTCTTTTAGTTGATTCATTCTATACAATCTTGCTTCTTCTGACAAGTACAACCATTGAGCTCATACACAATCTCCTACAGACTCAAACCATCTGCGTAATTCTTCATGTTTATCTTGTAAGGTTTTTTGTTCTTGTTCTTCATCTTTTTTTTCATTACACATTTTCCACTTGCGTACATTTCTGTATTCGTAAGCACCCTACATCAATAATAAAAAAATCAAAATATCTTTTGTTTTTAGAATCATCCATTTTCATATCTTCGTACCATTCAACACCAAAGTGACAACCACAGAACCAGTGCCATGACCACATAATATTTTCCATCCTGTAAATAAAAAAATGCCACCGATTAAAGTGGCATTACAAAGGAGTTAGATACAATTACATTTTATAAGAACGCAAAAATACCAACACTAGCGATTATAACAAAATTTTATCTAAAAGGCAAACATTAGTTGCCAATTTGCTCTGCTATTTTTTCTGCCCATTCTGTTTCAAGGTTTCTTGATAG